ACTGAAGGACAAGTTAGCTTTACGCAGCACTTCAGGATCGATGGCAACAGAGGTGTTGCTGTCCCTGTTAGTGAGAGTAGTGGGCGGCTGAAACTGCAAGATGTTGCTCTTGATAATTTCCTTGATCGGCACAAAGAAACTGTATTCCAGTGCCAGCGCTTGCATCTTTTGGCGCGAATTGGCGTTACTCATAACGGTGTCAAACTCGCTACGAGTCTTGTTGCCCTTCTGGAACTGACCTTGCTGCACACGGTTTTGGCCGTTAACAATATCAGCAAAGCCAGTAACAGTTTGGGACAAACCTACTACTTCTGCTACCCCATCATCGCGATAAGGCATTTGATGTACAGCGTCACCAAGAGTCTTTCCATAGCCAGTATTTTTGACTGGAATACGAGCAACACTGGAAATCTGGTCAATATCTTTCTTGTTAACGCGCGAAGGATCGTAGAAGAGACGATCATAGACCTTGCGGCGCTGAGACTCCAATGCAGAGTTAATAAGACTAGAACTAACAGATTGAATAGGTGCTGCATTTTCAGCAAAGCTCTTGGACTGCCAACCCATGCCATCGGCAGAAGGTTTGCAAACGATGATGGGCAGGTAGTTGTGAGCGTTGGTTTGCCGTTCTGCAAATATTACCACCTTTTTGTTGATGACAATGAACTTCCAGATTTGCACATGGTTCTTGTTGCGAGTATTGATTTTGAAATCGCTCGGCAGTATGCGTGCGTAGATGGTCGTGTACTCATAGGAGTCGGCATAGTTGATGCCACCATCTCCACGATCAGCAGGAGCCAGATTTGCCCAGCTCATCCAGTTGTGAGTCTGGCGATTTTCCACAGGCAAGAGAGCATCAGGGTTGATGGAAGGGATGTAGAAGCTTGCATTGGCATCGCTGTTAGTGATGTTGGCGCCGGGAGTTTCAAAAGCTTTACGGAAGTTCATGGTTCCCAATGGCGGGAGATCTTCCATACGCTTCTTGCATTCGATGCGAGACACAATCTCAGAGAAACCTGCAAACTCCCCACTGATGTGATTCTTTTCGGGCGAAACACGGGTGTCAAGTATCAGGTTATACGGGTCAAGCCGCGTGATGAAATTACCTTGGTAGTAGGTTTCAGTGGGAGTCCCCTGTTGCAGGTTCTGTTCCTGCGGAGTAGTAAGAGCAAATAGCTTCTTGTTTTGCCAGTTAACTTCCACGGCTCCCAAGTCATACTTGAGACCATCCCGCATTGCCTGCAAAAGTTCAAGCGGCCAGCCAGCACGGATGGAATTCTCGCCAATGAGAGTATCCATCTGCCCAGCAGCATCAATCTGATCTGGAGTTGTGACAGTACCGAAGATCGGATATCCTGAAAGAAAGGTTTCTTGCAGATACGCCAGTGCCGATTCCACTTGCGGCATAACCACCGGAACGGTGATGTTTTGAGTCTTGGAAATATCGCCAGCATCATTAGCTGCCTTGGCCCGCGACTGCGCCGTAGTTGTGTCATTGGTGCGATAGTAAGACTTATCCCGCAGCTCCATTTGGCTACGAATATTGTACGACGTTGCGTACATATCCAGCGCAGAATTGAGATACTTAACTACGCAGTCTTGCGCATCAGTACTCAAGGGCATCGGGGTGTTGGGAGAAGCCATGGTTGTTCCTATCGGTTAGTTACAGACAGTGCGCGCATGAGTGTTTGCAGTATGTCTTGGTTGTTGGTCGGGGTAGCCACACTGTTACGCTGTTGCTGAGTTTTCTGAGCCTTGTCAACTTGCGCTGCTCTGCCAGTTTGCTGATCCTCGCCTGCGTTGAGATCACCTGAGCGCGTAAGCAAATCCAAGAACATCAGGATGGGAGACAGATCTCGCATACCACTGAGACTCCTGGGACTAGTAGTACCTTGCGGGCTGGGAGGATTGGAAGGCGGAGGCATTCGCAGGGAAGTAGCAGGGTCACGCAGTTGCAAAGCTGCTCCGGCCGAATCTTTCCGAATCTGCTGGTTCATCAACTCACGTGCCAGATCCTTCTGTGGAAGCTCTGAGAGAACATTGGGGTTCAGCGTAGATTGGTTCAGGTAATTGGGGCCGTACACCTTGGCGCCACTTTGGCTCAAGCTGCGAATGCCAGATTGTGGATTGACATTCTCAGGCGGCACTTGAAACGTATTGATAGAGTCAATAGAGTCTTGGGCGTCGAGAAACTCTTGCAGCAGTGCCTGTGCGTGCTCTGGTGCTAAGTAAAAAGAAGATGCCATAGTGATCCTTAGAATGGTAATGCAAGCGAATCGGTATGCGATGCTTCTGGCATGTTATCTTCAAATCCATCAGAAATCAACAAAGGCATCCAGTCAGGGAACAGTTCTATTGCTTTGTAGATGTATGCAATTAAGTCTAAGATTTCATCCTTGTTATTTGCCTTAAGTGGATTCCATTGGGAGATTTGGTAGATGACGGCCGAACGCACCGACTGGTGTAGCAGGATTTCTCCGCTAAGAACTTGCTTGAGACCTGCTTGAATTCTAGCGTTCTTCTGCATACCGCCAGTGGTAATTTCTCCTACGTGGATACCAGTTACTCCAAGCTGTGCGTACACTTGGTTGAACCAGAAGATAAGAGTTGCTTGGTAAGCTCCACCTTCGCAGATGATTAGCTGCATGGAATATTTAACTGCCATGAAGGTAGCCTGCTGGATAGTTTGTCCCGGGTCAAGCTTCTTGCTAATAACCTCTCGCATAACGGGCTTACCATCATAGATAAGAAACGCCCCAATACCAAGATCATCACCCTTCTTTTTACCAAGAGAGGGATCAATGATAATACAGCCTCCTTGTGCAGTTACCGCATCAAGGTGCGCTGGGCACTCTGGAATCTTAGATACGTCAATGCCACTGACAGTTCCAGAGTCTTCATCATTCATAACTTCTGAGAAGAAGATCTCAGGATGCCCCATGTCGGTGTCACTTTGCAGTTCTGCTAACAGATCCTCAAGACTACGGTGTTCCGGCCACAAGCTGTTACCGTCAGCAAGAATGGCCCCTGTAATGAAACTAAGCCACTCTGCACTGTGTTTAAGTTTCCGCAGGATGCTGCCCTCAAACGGGTACATATTGCCTACAAAGATAAAGATACAACGATGTGGGTGGCAAGCCTTCATTAAGGTGCCTAGCATCCATATTAGCAGTTGCTTAGCTACTTCAGGGTTACTGGCTTCGTCTCGGTTCTGCATGTCATCCATAATGACACAGTCAGGCCGCACGAATTTCAAGTTAAGACCACGCAGGGAACTACCAGCCCCTAGCGCGGCAAGCACAATATTGCGGTTACGGAAACTGAATTTCTTAAATGCCAGTGTATCCTGCTCGCAGTTAGCATTCCAAGCGCCGAAGATGTTTCTGATATTGACGTTGTTGAGCATGTCCGTAACGTCGCTAAGAAAGTTCTCTGCCAGTTTCGCCGTATTGCAAACAACAAGTATGAATCGTCTGTCGGAGAATAGGATGAGCCACGTGACATAGAGCTTGAGTACCACCGTCTTAGAGAATCCACGCGGGATTCCAAGTGCGTACTTAGGCTTCCCTTTTGGCTGCAATGCTTCTGTAGTGATGAGTTGCCAGATAGCATGAAAAAGAGGGGGATAGCCGTATTCATAAATGTCTGTAAGAATCAAAGCTGCCAGGAAATCTAAGTTCTGGCGAGCTGCGTTGGTAAGACCTTCACGATCGCTGGTGACATCTAGGATGCTTACAGCCTCTTCAACTGCTGCAGCTCTGTCCGCAGGATTCTCTGGGATGCCAGCAATAGCTGCTAGTTTCTCTAGGTACGCTAACTCTTCATCAGAGTACGCAGTAGTTTGCTTGTCAGAGGACACGCACTACTCCACCAATAATGGTTTTGTGAACGGTGTTTACATTTTCCAATATTGAGCTTGCTCGGTCGGTGTCTTTGGCCGCGAGTGTTTCTCGTACTTTTGCCTCTTGCACATCTTTGCTAAGAGTTGGGAGTGCCCGGCTCGGTAGTGTGGCCATGCTGCGGCCCGCAACGTCGATAACTTGGTTGGAAGAGTTCATACTGATATGCACTGCTGCTGCTTTAGGTAACACAATGGATACTTGCTGGGCTCCCAGCTGCTCGGTGCTCGCACCCTCGCCAATAGCTGCTCGCTTCTTTGCGCTGTTTAGTATTTGGAAGATACGAGCAGCTTCTAATGGATTCCTGACAAACGGGAGTTTCGCCTCAAGGATGGCCAAAGCTTTTGCTTCTACGCTTTCTACGGTAGAATCATGCTTGATGGCAACTTCCAGTTTCTCGGTGCGCTGGTTCGCTAGTGCCGCGACAAATTCCGGATCTTGCAAGATTTGCGACACATAGCCGTCGGTGATGCCGCAGGCCAAAGCCGCCGCAGTTTGCGATACTCCCGCGCCCAGAAGCCCCAGCAGTTTCGACCGCGTGGGATCATTGGCAATATTATCTGGCAGAGTGAGGGTATTCATAAGTGCTAGGATAGCTGGGGCAGAGATAAAATGCTACAGAGGTAGGTAGGTGAAGCGGTAAATTTTTTAGAAAAAATAGGTGGGTGTTATAGGATAAGAAAAAAATCTACCACTGAAAAGGCCTCCCCCGGTTACTACTACGGTGCCGCGCCGAAGGTGCGTGGTATTGGGAAGCAAGGATGAGAACGGAGCGGAGCGGAGTTCTACTTCCTTGCTGGAGTTCCCGAGCGAAGCGAGGCGATTTTTTTCGAGGCAATAAAAAACCTGCTAAGGTCAAGTTTCTTGCTGAAACTAAACCAGTAGCAGGTAGGTAGATGCCGCTAGTTAGCGGCTAGTTAGGGGCCAATCAATCAATGCTGTTTATGTCGATCTTATCGGTGCTGGTCTTGGCTTCCATGTTGGTGATGATGGCGGCCAGTCGCTCTACCAGTGCGGCGGCGGTGGCATCGTTTGCAGCTACTGCTGTATCAAGCCATGCAATGCAACGGCGAGCCTCGTCTGCGCTCTTCAAGCTGTGATTCTTAGCGGCTAACTTGAAGAGTGTTGCGCCCACGGTGTCAGTAACGGGTTTGCCCTTGGCGGCGTACTTGGTGAACGTAGCACTAGCGGGGAACCATGCTACCAGTTCATCCCGTGTGAACGG